GAAAGCACGAGATCGTATAGGGCCTTCCCTGCTACAAAGAAAAATGAATTGACGTCTGAAGAAAAAGAAGCTTTAATTGCCATTTATTTCGACAGACATAAAGAAAGTACGGATTCGGAAAGGGCCGCCAGAGCCGATGAAGATGAAAGCACGAGATCGTATAGGGCCTTCCCTGCTACAAAGAAAAATGAATTGACGTCTGAAGAAAAATAAGCTTTAATTGCCAGTTATTTCGACAGACATAAAGAAAGTACGGATTCGGAAAGGGCCGCCAGAGCCGATGAGGATGAAACTTCCGAGTTGCAACCTCATGGATTTATAAGTAGATTTTTCTCTAAACCTGGAGATAAGGTACAAACTGAGAATGCAAATATAGATGCGCTCATGAGCCCTACATTACCCGGTCATTATAGTTTGGACTCCGATCAAGTTGAATATGTTGATGGGGATTGGTATTTCCGCCATTCTAATGGAGAGATGGAACCCCTCATTGGGAAAAGGAGCCTCGATGCCAAAATAGAAGAACCCGATTGGGCTAAAGACGCAGATGGAAAACCTGTGAAACAGAAGAACTACAATCTTATACGTAGGGCTGGAGGAGCAATGTACAATTTTCTTGCTGGCTGCGTTCAAATAGAAGGTGCCCAAAAAGCATTGAATGGTAAACTGACACCAACACAAGCTGAAGAAGAGGCAGGAAAAATGCCTTTGGTGAAGCTTCATAAAAAGCGTGTAGTAGGAAATCTGCTGCTTGTGCTTGCCGGTGCTGGTTTGACTTATGCTACTTATAAGACGATAGTTTCATTGTACAAAAGGTATACGGACACCACTATGCTTGCTATTCTGTGGAATACAGTAGATCCAGAATTCTCCACAATGGACGGTGAAATGCCTACACCTGTTACAGCTCTTGATGGTACCTTTAAATTAATACCTGTTGTTAAACATGAGCCTACAGAGTGTGCTGCCACGACTAGTTTCGATGATTTGGTCTCTTTACTTGATACTCATCAGGGTGTCTTGCATATTAATTACATTGACAAAGCCGGTGAGAATCGCACAGGTTTTTCTAACGCGTACCCATTGCGTGAAAATTTTTGGCTAGTACCCGGACATATGTTTGCAGAAGTTGATAAATACGTTTCATATACATTAAGGAAAGGTGTGGGCACAGAATTGTCACGCACATCTACTGGTCCATTAACTCAAAGTTTAATACATCTCTTACCTGAATGCGATGCTGCAATAATATGTTTAGCTGCGGCTGGTAGTGTTAAATCAATGATAGATTATGTAGCAAAACAAAGTCCTTCATTTATGCGTGCTGTTAAATATACCAAGAGACGTCTTGCGTCTAAGGCCCTTATGAAAATGACAAGCGTAGCTGTCTCTAATATGTTGGCTAATGTGTCTACTACCAAGCAAGCTTACACAGGATATTTATATTCGCTTAGCGTGGAATCTTTACCGGGCGACTGTATGAGCCCGATTATTCTTGAAGGATCAGCCTCGATAATAGCTTTTCACTTGTCAGGACGCAAAACGGATAAGGGCAATTTCATAGGTGCAGGTGCAGTCATAACATATGATGTGTTGGACAAAGCTCTGGATGCCTTTTCTGCGTTCCAGGTAGAACTAACAGGGTTACATTCGCACAGTGGTTCATCATTTCCTTCTGATACATATGGGCGACCGGATAGTATACTTGGGAAGTTACCAACGCGACATGTATTACATGAGATACCTGCCAGTGAGGATGTAGCCATCGACTATTTAGGCTGTCATGGAAGAGGTAGTGTGTCTTTTAAGACTCAAATAAAAGCATATGAAAACCCTGAACGTATAGCGGAGCTTTTCCCAGGTTTCCCTCAAAAGCATCACCCTCCTACAGGTACATTTATGCGTTCCGAAGGGATAAAGACACATGATATTTGGAAACGTGATCTATCATTAATAGGTTCTAATGAAGTGCATTTTGATCCGGATGTAATGTTATTAGCCACGATGGACATGCGTTTGTCCTATACGCGAGCACTTGATAGAGTATCTGAGGAGTTGGTTAAGCAAACTGCACCATATTCGATGGATGCAACTATCAATGGATCAGATGGTGTTGCTGGATTAAGTCGATTAGACTTGACTACATCAGCAGGATGGCATTGGTCCAAAGCTAAGTCGCACTTGGTTGAGATATTAGAGCCTACACCCCAAATTGCTTATAGAGTACGTTTTGTCCCGGAAGTTATGCAAGAGATAGAGAGGCTTCGTTCTACTCTATTAGCTGGTAAAAGGATTAATACCATTTTCAGAGCCACTATCAAGGATGAGCCATTAAAGGAAGGGAAAGGTAAAATGCGTATTTTTGCTGCATGTGATGTTGCCTTCAGCCTTCTGGTGCGCCAATATTTTTGTCCCCTCGTGCGTTTGTTTTACGAACATTGGATGGATTTCGAGATGGCTGTAGGCATAAATGCATATGGACCCGAGTGGGGGCAGATGTGTGATCATTTGTATGACTTTAATTGTCGTACATTTATTGCCGGTGACTACAGTAATTATGATAAAACAATGCCTGGTGAGCTCATTACGTTGGCTTTCGATCAAATGCTTAAACTGGCAAAAGCGACAGGAAATTATACTAAGGATCATTTGCAAGTAATGAGAGGTATTGCTTGCGAAATTGCCAACCCAGTCTATGAGTATGATGGTGCTTTTATACGCGTCGGTGGTTCTAATCCTTCAGGTAATCCACTAACAGTCATCATTAATTGCATAGCTAATTCTATCTTAAACAGATATGTTTTCAAGAGTCTGTATCCAGATTGGGATTTTCAATCACATGTGCATTTGCTCACTTATGGCGATGATGATGCAAAGACAGTTGCGGATAATGCCTGCGATTTTACCTACGCTACTTTTCAGGCTGTACTCGCAACATGCGGTATGAAATGGACTGACAATACAAAGGATCCGAGTCTTGTACGCCGGCATTACGACATGATGAATGTTCATTACGAAGACGGTTTTGAAGAAGACGATCAAACTCTTCCTGTAGAAGACCGTATAGGTTTTTTGAAGCGAGGATTTCGCTTCCATAAGGAATTAAAGAGAATTGTTGCTCCACTCGAGCGCACTTCAATGTCAAAAATGTTGTATGTTTATCGTAGTAAGACACCCAGCAAGAACCAGCAGAGAATTGTACATATTCAGGCTTTGCAAACTTTCTTGCGTGAATGCTTTCTACACGGTAGGGCCATGTACGACGGTGCACGCTTAGCTATACTGCAACTAACTGGTGAACGAGACTATGCTGTGAGTGCTGAGGATTTCCCCGACTATAACGTTTGTCTGGAAAAGTTCGACTCATATACGTACCGTAACTACAACAACGCCTTTTGTATAATAAGAGAAGATGAAAAGGCTCGTATCGATCACGAAATAAGTCTTCTCGAACCCCAGGATGATGATGAAAATGATTGTGCTGAGGAAGGTACTGATTTACCACGCAAGTTACGGAAAAATTTGCGTCAGGAATGTGCCATCCAGAATTTTCCAGAACCCGAGTACAGTGGGGAGAAGATACCCTGTACTAAGGAATACCACTTCGGAAACATACAAGAACTAGAGAGTTGCAATGCTCAGAATTGCCGCGCAGAGATTGGCGAACAGTCTCTACTCGAACCGGAAGCAGGTGGCATGGAACCTACAATGAATTTCTCAGATTTATTGTCAGTGACTAATGATATCAGTTCAAATTTGGACGAAACGGCTAGTGCTTCAGCCGATCCCTTGGATTTAAACAAATTTATGTCAAGACCTATCAAGTTACATGAATACACCTGGGCTCCAGGTACTGCTTTTGCCCAAGGGTTTAATCCGTGGTTTGATATGTTTTCAAATCCTAGGGTTATCAATCGGATAAATAATTTCAAATTATGCAGGGGTAACTTGTGCCTTAAGTTTGTAATCAACGGTTCCAAGTTTCATTATGGACGTATGCTTGCTTATTACACTCCATTACACCGAACATATATAGGTACAGCAATTATTCCAAACCTTTCGATGCCTATTGAAAATATTATGCGGGCCACACAACAACCATGTGTCTACTTGGATCCTAGTACTAATCAGGGTGCGGAGATTATTCTCCCTTTTATTTATCCAAAAGACGCATTTAACATAACTAATGCTGATTGGGAAGCAATGGGTATAATGCAAATGTCTGATATAGGTCCGCTTAAAGTAGTTGGAGGCCTATCGTCTACTCCTGTATCTATAGCTATCTATGCGTGGATGGAAAATGTTGTACTCAACGTTCCTACTTCTGTTGCAAGCTCTGCACTTTCCTCAAGCAGGTGATGAATATAGTGAAGGTATCATTTCAAAACCCGCTTCGGTATTAAGCAATTTGGCAGGAAAATTAGCCAAATCACCCGTGATAGGACCGTACGCCCGTGCTACACAAATAGCCGCAGGTGCTACGGCAGAAGTAGCAAAAGCGTTTGGATATTCCAGACCCGCACTCATAGATCAGCCAACCAGTGTTGTCAAGCCTCACGTAACTGGGCAACTAGCCACAACAAATACACACGACCTTTCTTTGAAACTCACAGTAGATTCCAAACAAGAACTCACTATAGATCCACGTACTGCTGGAGCTCCAAGTGTGGACGATTTGTCTATAGTAGAGTGGTGCAAAAAAGAATGTATAGTGGCCATGTCGGAATGGTCATCTTTGAACGAACCAGGTACAAAATTAATGAATGTGAATGTTACACCAAAAATATTTTACACTCGTACTATGGATGCATATAATAATGTCACATATACGACACCTAGTGGTTATATAAGCTCCTTATTTCAATTTTGGAGAGGCGAAATGTGTTACAGAGTTAGTGTGGTCAGATCAGCATTTCATGTAGGACGTTTGCGCATAGTGTATGATCCTGTACTGACGGCTGATTCACTTGTGGCCACTAATTTGTACGACAATGTCCAATATTCTTGGATTCTCGATTTACAGGAAGCTAATGAAGCAGAAATGTGTTGTCAGTGGGCAGCCGAAACTAATTATTTGCGCCTACATCAATTGGATGATGTCTATGATATGACACAATCTCCGATAGGCGTGAATCCATATGCCCCACAGTTTCATAATGGACAATTTGCTATATATGTGGAAACCACGCTAGTTACTCCAAATAGTGTAACAGATGATCCGGTATATGTATTTCTGTACGCTCATGAAGAAAATGCGGAATTTGCACGTCCTAATGATGATGTATTTACACAATATACACATGGTGCATTAGCACCTGAGTCCGGCTTAGAACCACACGCCGGTGATGATAGTGATATTGTGGCAGAGGATTCAGTCACTGAAACACATAGCGTCGCTGCTCATGTTAACTTACGAGATAACGCGCTTACGGTGCATTTTGGTGAGAAGATTTCTTCTCTTCGGCAGTTGTTAAAGCGTTACACACTATCTTCACGTGAGTTTACTGATGTAGTTGATCCCGCCTGGACAATTGGTGAGGTTAGTTTTGTTAGATACAATTTTCCTGATTATGCCGGTGCCTTTCCATGGTTATCCGGAGTAAAGCCTAACGCCCAAACATTTTCTATAAACACATTGCTGAACATTATTGCTCCGTGTTTTGTAGGATGGCGTGGTTCTATCCGGCACAAGTATATAACTACGAACACTGCTATCACCCCGTCAGAAAATTGTTTGATAGTAACCAATCGTAGAGATGGACCCGCAAGCGATGTGGTGATACCTGCATTTAATGGTTCACTTCCAAATTCCACACGTGCCAACAGGAAAGCTGGTTTTGCAGGATCTGCTCTAACACAATATGGAGTAAATGGAGCTCTTGAGTTTGAGGTACCTTTCTATACGAATGCACGTTTTGCGTATGGAAAATGCCTTGATACTTATAGTTCCTCTACTGATCGTACTGAGGTTCCTCTGATAGCAAGGTACAGCCCGTTATGGTACCAAATCGACACCCGTGTTACCCCTACCCGCCCTGTAGTATTAGATCACTATGTGGCGGCAGGAGAAGATATAGCTTTCTTCATGTTCGTTAACACCCCCCTTCTTTACAGAAACACTTATTTATAATAAAATACAGAGTATATGCAACGTATACTCGGAAATTAAAAACCTAACGGATTTTAATTTCGTTAGGTTGCAATTTTAATTTCAATGAATTATTTTTAACAGGTTTACCTGCGTTGTATACAACGTATGGTGGATGGACAGTTATTGATTTTTCTTAATTTAAAGCCCGTTATTAATTTAACATTACATTTAAAACCTTTTTTAGGAAACG